TATGCCAACCTTAGCGACAGCAACCGCATGGTCTGTGTGCTGCAGTCCCATGTGCTGTATTGTCGAGCCGTCAACTGTTGCCATCACGACAACGACTTTGCGGCCAAAGGCCTTGCGTCTGCCTTGCAGGTCTAGCTCGTACATTGCTGCAAAGCTGATCTCGATTTTATTGCCTGCCCCAGATGTCCAGTTGATTGTTGTCATTGTTTCGTTTCCCGTTTGGTTGTTTTCGTCTCTGATGGGTGAAGTCTACACCACGTTTCGACACACGTAAACAACTAGCCACACTGTTTTGGGAAGATTTCTGAAAGTAAACAAAACCCCTTATTCGTCACTACCAAAAAACGGCACATCAGCCGCGTAATTCTCAAATCGAAATAGCTCGCCGCGAAACGTCAGCGGCACGACGCCGGTCGACCCGTTCCGCTGTTTTGCGATCACCGCCTGCGACTGCACGCCCTCATGATGGAGCATGATCACGATGTCAGCGTCCTGCTCTATGCTGCCAGACTCTCGTAGATCAGATAGTCTCGGCCCGCGATTTTCTTTTTCGCCCGATCGATTTAATTGACAGGCGGCCACGATCGGTATTTTTAGTTCGCCAGCAAGGCGTTTCATCGCTCGCGACACGTCTGCCACCTGCCGCTCCCGGCTGGCCTTTTTGTCGTCCGATTCGGTCAGTTGAAGGTAATCCAGCACCGCTAGCTGGATCCCATGTTTTCGTTTTGCCAGCCGGATCAAACTACAGATGCGGCTCACCTCGTACGCTGAGTCGACCATGTAAATCGGCAGACCTCGCAGCGTCCGCCGGTCGACTGATTTATCGTATCTCTCGGCAAGCTCTGCTCTGTCCATTTCGAGCGACACGACCAACGCAGGCTCACCGCGATCGGCAAATGACTTAGCAATCTGGCCAGCGAACACACTCTTACCGCTGCCCGGCCGACCGCCGACGATCGTTAACTGGCCAGCTCGTAACCCGCCGCGTATATGATTATCAACATCGATTAGCCCCGTGGAATGCACGGACGACGGATTCTGTTCCCGCAGTTCTAACGCATCCACTGCGTCGCTCATCGTTATGATTTCACCACTGGTGGCCGCCTCACGTATCGCCAGCAGTGAAGATTCTAATTCAGCGATGACTTCGTCAGATTCGCCCCGGTAGGCCGCCGCGATCGATTCCGTGCACGCATAGATCAATTTCCGCTGCTGCGATTTAGCTCGGACGATCCCGGCGTAATGCCTTACGTGTGCGGCATGTGGCACCGCCTCCATTAGCTCCATGACATATTCGACGCCGCCTACGTCTGCGAGCTCGCCGCGACGGATTAGCTCCTCCACCACAGTCACTGAGTCTGCTGGCCGACCAGCAGCACGCAAAATCCGAAAAACACCGAACACAAGCTGATTAGCCAGGCTATAGAACTCGTCAGATGTCAGGCTGATCTCGTCAATTGCATCGTTTTGCAAAATCAGCGAACCCAACACACTACGCTCAGCATCTAGGTTCTGCGGCGGTAATTTATCTAACATCCGTTTGCCGCCCGTGCCTTTCGATACGCTGCCGGTGTTTTTTTATCCCACTGGTTGCAGTCGCAGACGCTCAGGAATCCAGCGATCGCAACGGCCGCGTATTGCTGCGGCGTCAGCAGCAGCTCAACCTGTGCCCAATTTTTAAGATCCGGGTGGTAGACATCGTGAACGATTTGCTGCACCTCATCCCAGTCGTCGATAGGGTGGCCCGCTTCATTGGTCGCAGAAACAGTCTTGTAGTATTCATCGGTCCAGCATTCTTTATTCAGCCATGTCGCTGGATGTTTGTAGTTAATCAATGGCGGCTTATATTTAATGTACTCACCGACAGCTGCCGTAATCATGGCAGCTGTCTCTTTCTTGATTGCAACACCCCAAGCCTTGAACGCGTCAGCCTTAGCTTTTTTCTCTGGATAGGCTGCCCAAAACAAAGCGAAGCTTTCCTTCTCCTTCTCCTTCTCCTTCTCCTTCTCCTTCTCCTTCTCCTTCTCCTTCTCCTTTAACAATCGCGGAATTTTCGGGATGGAACCGGCAGACACTGGCAGATCACTGGCAAGCACTGGCAGATCGTCGGCAGACACTGGCAGATCGTTAATAAGTTCAACGTTTTCAACACTTAACCAACCGATTGCCACCAGTATCTCGATTGATCGATCAACGACAGCGATTGGCTGGCGAATTACAGCGGCAATTTGTTTGTGCGTCATTTCGGACCCGTCCGACCTCGCGAGACGCCCCCGTACATCCCGGCAGGAAGTGGCAGACCACTGGCAGATGCTGGCAAATGTCCCGAATGCGGCCACGCCGGCAGATCCGTATTCCATTAAATCGATGTAGCCAATCGAATCGCACCCAGACGGAAACAACACCCAGCCGAGCCGCTGTCGCTTACGTGTGTCAGAGTTCTCAAACGTCTCAGACCACTTGTGTATCGTGTACATATCATCTGCCAAAAAAAACCGTTGCAATTGGGTGACAGGCCAATTGCAACGGTGAGGACCAGGGCAAGCCCTGATGATTTTCATTCGGTGCCGCTGTCACCCGGCCCCGTTAATTAAAGTCTACCGCTAGTTTCGGTCATGTCTATGTTAATAACCATTCAGACCACTGGCAATGAGTGGCAGATCACCGGCAGACACTGGCACGTCACCGGCAGGCAGCGGCAGACGTTCGGCCTGCCGCTCAGTTTCCCACGCCAATAATGCTCGAAGCTGATCTGATTTACGCGTGTCAAATTCGATCTGCGTTATCCATGATTCACTCACTCGACTTCCTCCTCCTCGTCCATGTCAAACAATGTCGGTTCAGGCTGCTCCTGTTTCGCCAACGCCTCTGGCACGTTTTTGCACGCCTGATTGTAATAGCTCGTTTTTAGTTCGATGCCCACGCCTCGACGGCCATTGATGACTGCCCCATAAACCTCGGATCCGACGCCCATAAACGGCGTCAATACGTTCTCGCCACGGTTTGACCATAGCGTTGTCGCTCGATCAATCACGTCCAGTTGTAACGGGTGCATGTGCCGCTCATCATCTTTGTCTCGACCCTCCTTATATGGCAGTGTACGCCCAAGCCTGATGTCGTCCCAAAAACACGAAGCGTACTGTCGCCAGATCCAATGACTGTATCGATTCTTAATCTGGTTACCTTCAAATCCTCTCAGCGATTTCAGTTCAGCAGGCATCTGCCGACTTCCGGCGTAGTCGAGTAATCCATTCGGGTGTGTTACTGGTATCGGATTGTCACCTGTCTTCCGAAAAGGAATCAGGTAGTCGCCGCACGCAACATTGTTCTGGCAACTGTCCTCAGTGATCTGTCGATGAGTCAAAGCCTTAGCCATCGTCCGAGTTCGCACAGCCAGCGGTTCTTTCCAGATACATATCCTCGGCAGCATTTCAAATCCGTTTGCCTGATGCATTCGAATAATGTCGCCGGGGAAATCTGAGTACCCGCTTATACTCGCACCTTTCATTGGTATGTCCGTGCAGTGGACCGCACTGATCCGGCCCGGCAATGTCAACCTGTGAATCTCCTTGACTATGAATTCGTAGTGCTCGAAAAACTCGTCGTAGCTTCGAGCGTTCGACAGGTCGCGGTCACTGCTGCTGTAGTTGTAAAGACAGCCACCTCCGATCGTCGCAAACGGCGGCGAGTAGATTGACAGGTGAATCGATTTATCCGGCAATGATTGTAACACCTCAGCACTGTCGCCGTTATATAGTGCGTAGTCGTTAGTGATTGTTTGATGCTTTACAGCCATGTTAAAACAGTCCTTTCTCTGGTGATTCTTTCGGTGTGTTGTCATGAAACAAATCATGACAACGACGGCACAGCAGTATTACGTCTGTTGTTTTTTCCTGATGAAGTCTATCGTACGTTCTGTGGTGAATGTCCATAGTCGTGTCGACTTGATGCTCGTAGCAGACAGAGCATCTGTGATCCCATCTGGCGAGTATTCTTTCTCTCAATTCGCAGAAGTGGTCAGACTTCAGATATTCCACATACCACTCGGGCGGATTTTTCCTCGGCTTGTTTGTGCGTGATCCCTTAGACGGTCCTTTACCGGCCACCCGATAACCCTCCGTTCCTTTCTTACGGATGTTGATCCACATTTTCCGCAACTGATCCAACGGTACGGCGTGATACTGTGTAGGTAACTGAGACCTCATTATTCCTACTTCGCTGTCGGACCATGAGTCCGCACACTTTTTGAGCTGATGTGTCCATTCGGCACCGATAGGAATCATCAGGTTACTCGGGACAATCGGTTTTGCTTTCATAGCCATTTCGGCACCTCCCCAGGAGTTTCAAAAACATCGTTGCGACCAACGCTGATCGCCTCATTCATAAATCCAACAAGCGACTCAAACATTTCTTCCGCCTGTTTTGACTTACGTTCTAGATTTTTTAATACGCCAACTTCTCCCTCATTGACCACAAAATGCACGTTGACGTTTTTTGTCTGGCCAAATCGCCAGAACCGTCTAATAGCCTGATACGTTTGCTCAAACGAATGACTCGGAAACATGATCGTGTTATGACAGTGTTGCCAGTTGAGACCCCAGCAACCCAGCTTCGGCTTCGTGACTAGTCGCTTAATTTCCCCCCGAGTGAACGCGACAAGTATTTCCTCTTTGCGTTCTTCAGATGTCGACCCGCTCAACTGAACTGCGTCCGGTATTTCCGTCACCAGTCGATTGCCTTCGTCGTTTAGCTCGCACCACAACACCGATGGACCGTCGTGAGTTATGGCTAATTCCGTCGCCTTCTCACACCGTTCATCGAGGCTGTTGCGGCGCTCTTCGCGTTGCTCTTGTAGATTCATCGCAGGCATTGAGAACAGCATTCCGTCTCGCGTCTTCGATGTCTTTACAATGTGCTCCGACTGAATCAACTCGGGCAATTCGTAACGGGTATCATCACCGCCGATGTCTGATGGCTTGCGGATAGATCGAGCCCACGAGCAAACCCACTTCCAAAAATGGTCCTGAGCGTGACCGCGAAAT